CAGCGCTATGCTGGAACGTGGGTACACCAGTCGCCTATAAGGCACTTCTCGCTCTGAAACGGGAAGATTGGCTGTGGCTTGTGTCGATGAAAGTCGACATAAAGGGCTATCGTTGCCCCTGCACACTATCGGGAGACCTACAGATCGCTGCATTCTTCAAGAAGTATCCTGGGCTTGACCTGGGGTACGACTTGAAGGCGAAAGCGGTCGAAAGTTTCTTTGAAGGTGAGCAAGCCTGTTACCGGACTAACGAATTTCTCTCACCATTGATCTTCGACCCGTATCACTACGGGCCTAAGGTACACGGATTTATTCGTGAGGTGAAACGACGCGTTAAGGCTGTGCTTGGTAGAGTCCCGTCTCACGACGAACTCAACCCTCGCTTTGGCCCCGGTAGTACGTTCTCAGATATCGGCCCATTTATCACGGTGCCCGACAAAATGTCAGATCGACACACAATGACTCAATCAGCCAGACCGTTTTTGCGCGTCTGGGATGAGACTGCTTGGTCGCGTTATGCGGCCAGTGGTCTTGTCGATGTTCCCTCTAAAATTGGAGGTTCTTACGTCTTTGATTGCCCTAGCCTGTCCACCATATATGCACCTCGTGATGAGGCCATAGTCCGCGGGAATCGCTTCGCAGCGGTTCCAAAAGATGCTAAGAAGCATCGCGGCATTTGCATTGAACCATCAATTAATCTCTTCTACCAGCTTGGTGTAGGAGACTGGTTGACGATGCGAATGGGACGGGTTTTAGGTTGGAAGAAAAGTGGCCAGCAAGAATATCACAAATTCCTTGCAGCATTCGGATCCGTCACCAGATCCAATGCAACCATTGACCTTTCTAACGCTAGTGATACCATATGCATAAACTTAGTCAAGTTGTTGCTCCCAGAAGACTGGTATAAGCTTTTAGCCTCGCTCCGATCTCCGTTCACTCTTGTGAACGGGCACTGGTGCAAGCTTGAAAAGTTCAGTTCTATGGGTAATGGTTTTACGTTTGAGCTAGAGACGATTCTATTCGACTCTATAGTTCGTGCAGTCTGCCAGCCAAAAGCTAGCGGGCTATACGAAGATGTTGTCTCCACTTTCGGGGATGACATCATCTGTCCAATTGGACAGGCTCGGAACGTAATTGCTGCTCTGAACTTTTTTGGATTTACCACGAACAAGGATAAAACCTTTATCGATGGTGGATTCCGAGAAAGTTGCGGCGGGGACTTTTATAATGGTGCAGACGTCCGTCCGCATTTTCTAAAGGAGTCTCCTTGTGAACCG